GACCATTGTAATAGTACATTACATTGTCTGAGTTGTTGTAGTATATCTGACCAGTTACTGGAAGTGACGGTGCAGATGATACGTTTTGAATTCTAGCATTAATAAGCTCATTCTTGTTGAGATTAATACTAGTTACAAATAGTCTTGCCATTTACTTTGCTCCTCTAAGACAGGTACGCTGTCCCTGAGAATGGTTGAGCCATTGTCAGTGTTAAAGTGTTAACATTATTATACTCTATACCAGTTTCTAATATGTCTCCGCCACTTGTTTTTACCGTCACATTTGGGTAAAATTCAAGGTTGTGGTTTATTGGAACGGAATAAACTGGGCCAGACTGTCCATTAAAAAGTGCCATTTCCCAGCTATACTCAAAGGCTATCTCTGTATTGAGAAGGTAGTTTGAGGCTCCAGCCCATGTCAGATCTGTGGGTTTTGGACCATAAAATCTTGTTGTGAGCTTATCATAATAAAAGTCTCCTTCAAGACCTAGGTTCTCGGCTGGAATACCATTACCATTTAATATTGTTTTACCACGAGGACCTTGTGGTCCAGGGCTGGATATTACAACATCATTAATAGTTTCTGTAATAACAACTTTTGGAATATTATCATTGTTGATAATTGGCATTAGATTGTAACCGATCTATTTAATGTAAGGAATCCTTCAAGTAACTTTATTTTATTACCATTAGAATCGATGACCATTAAATCATATGAAGATTTTGGATAGAATAATTTGTTAGTTTGGGTAGGGGTCATCTTAATGGTTAATTTGCCAAGAGCAGCGTCTATTGTTATTCCACCAGTTGATGGGGAAGTTAAAGTAAATGCTAATTTAGATCCGCCTTTTGTATCACGGACCTGCATTTTTGCGGTTGCACCTACTAAAGATATTGGTATATCGTTAGGGTCTTTATATTCTACAATAAAAGAGAAGGTAGTATTTTGATCTACTTCCCAGTTTTTTTGTCCTGCCATTTGCAAACTCTCCTAATAGGAAAACTCCTATGCTCATTTTAGCACAGGAGCTGTCCTAATAGCTTAACTATATTTTACTTCTTTGTAAATCCAAACGAACTTTCATTTGGATTAAGTGCCTTCAAAATCACTGGGAGACAGGCTGCGATACCGCCCTTAATTAGGTCTCCTGGGTCAGTGTTTCCAGTCATGTAAAGAGCAATAGCCGCACCTAAAAAGTGACGCCCATAGCTTGCCAACGCTGCTAGAATTTTCTCTTGCATTGTTACCTTTCCATCATTGTTTAGATCTTCTTTTGTTTTTGACAATTTAGATCCTCCTTATTTCTGGGCCTAGTGCCCAGGAATTTTGGGTATTACCCCAATATTTATTATATACCCTTTATGCAGAAATGTCTACAATCTCACAATTTCCATCAGATGTACAGGCAAGGGTGGCGTTTGTAGAAGTTCCGTCTTCTGTTTCATAAAATGATAAATCTTCCCAACGAATAGACTTAGGCATCTGTGCGAGTAGGGAATCATATTCTTCCTTAGTTACTTCTTGATACGGGGCTTGCTTATATGTATGGTCAGAGTGAGGTAAGAATGAAATTCCAGATACCTCATCAAAATGCTTGTATACCCAAGCTCCAACCTCCATCCATTCGTCTTCTTTTACAGAAACAGTAATAGATGGCTTATGCTCACACCATGCACGTTGATAAACTAGCCATGTGTTTAAATGATCCAGGGCTGTTAGATCATTTCTAACAATTGCACCCTCTGGCGCCTTAACTGGAAATGAGAATACGTATGTGTCGTTTGGCTTCATTACATCATCTTCTACTGGAATTCCTACTTCCTTCAAAAATGTAGAGATTGGATCTCCCTTTGAGCCACGAACTGTACGAATATAATACGGTGAATGCCATGGATGCATTCCTGAAGATACCCCGACCAATTGAGATACTGTTCCAGAAGGCTTTACGCATGTAATAGCTGCAGACTCAGGAATCCCAATTTTCCCAGCCTCTTCTTTATTCATTTCACGAGCATACTCACGAAGACTAGAAAGAACTTTTTCTAGTTTATCAAGTCCTTGCTTTCCAGAAAAGAATTTGTGGCCAAACTGGCCAGTTAAAGAAACGCCAAGCAGTCTTTCTTCCTCTGTGTTGTCTTTCCAAATTTTACGAAGATATTTAAAATCTGTTAGGGTTGACTGCCATGTTCCAAGAATCGTTGCAAGGCGTACTTTATTTGCAACATCCTCATTTGTATCTTTTTCACGTAATACGACTTCTGAAAGGTTACAAAACTGATAAGGACGCAAAATAATTTCTGAGCAAGGGTTTGTTCCATAGTGTATCTCAGGATCCCTTCGTCCATATTTAGCTGCTTGCGCTTGTGCTGCTGCAACGTTGTAGATTCCACGTTCACCAGACTTTGAGTCATATAAATTTTTCCATTCTGCTATAAATTGCTCCATTGCTGGCTTACGAGAGTATGCCACAGAGTTATTTGAAAGTGCACGTTGAGTATTATTTTCCCACCAGTTACCAGACTTTGCTGCCGCCATTTCAATATCATTAATATTAGAAAGAGAAATCATGGCAGAGCGTCTTACTCCACCTACTACAACTACTTCACCAATTTTGCACATAATATCATGTGCTTCAATAGGTTTTAGTTGACGACCTACTGCATTCTTAAACTTTGCAATTGTAAAGTCAAAAAGATTAACAAGCGGTTGTGGTCCAGATGAACGCCCGCCCATCGTCTTAAGACGTGCACCCGCTGGGCGAACCTTGCTTACATCAATTGCTGGAATATGTCCTGTCCATAGCAAGGCTAGAAGTTCACGGTATGCTTTAGCCCATCCTTGCTTTGAATCTTCAACAACAATTACTGTATCTGATTTTTCTAAAGATTCTGGAACAGAAGGAAGTTTATTTACATACTTATATTCAACAGAGAATCCAACACCCGTACCGCACATAAGGATATACATAGTCTCATCAAATGATCTTGGATTATCTACTGGAACAAATGAACAATTGTATCCTGCTACGTTATCTCTTTCCAAAGCTGCGCCTGAAGTCATTACAGATCTCATTGAAGGCATAACGTTTCTATTAAATACTGCTTCTTTTAATTCTTCAACAAGCTTGCCTGATGGTTTGTATCCATGATTCTTTTCTAGGTGGCCTAGCATAAAATCAAAATATCGATCTACTGTTTCGCCCCAAGTTTCACGACGACCTTCTTCTGGAATCCATCTTGCGTATCGAGATAGAGCTATGAAGTTTTCGTATGGGTTAGCAATAGTTTTTGACATTTTTTAAATAACACCTTTTCTCCGCCTTGCGGTTTTATATTTTTAGTTGAAGTCCAATTCTACCAAACTTTAATCTAAAGGGGAAGGGGTTATGAAAATCTTTCTTCTAAATGACTAAACGCATTCTTAGTCAACTTAATCCAATCATATTCTTCATGTATTTTAGTTGACTGGGCAAAGTAGTATCCTGAATAAGCTTTAAAATTAACTATAGAATCGTACATTAATTCTTCTAGGTGTTTTCCGTCTGGCTTAAACATTAATCCTAAATGAGGATCTCCTACCGCTTTAGGCAATTCTTCATCTGAAAGCTTAGACTTAAGCTTTAGTGGACCTATATACTTTTTATACTGTGCCCAATCATATGTTGTTATTGTAGGCATTCCAGTTGCTAAAGCTTGAAGAGGAATAAATCCAAACCCTTCTCCCCAACTAGGATATATTAAAACGTGATGTGAGTGATAAAGAGAAACTAATTGTTCTGCAGAGTATTCGTCTTTAATTACTTTAATATTATTATATATATTTTCTGGTAATCCAAAATTACCATATTTATCATATACTCTAATTGTATGAGAATGATGAGACTTAATAGTAAGTTGATAATCTGGGTTGTCTCCAAACATCTTTATAAAGGTGTCTACTACTAGCTGACCAGATTTTCTTGGCGCTGGTTCTCCAACATGCAAAAACTTAAACGGTCTTCCTTCTTTTAATTCTCTTTTATGTGCGGTCCAAATTTTTTCTATTCCGTGAGTATATGTTTTAATTGGAACAGTAACTCCATTACTTTTAAAAACTTCTGCATTCCAGTCTGATGTTGCCCAAACTTCATCACACAGATTCATTCTTTCTGTCCACTCTGGCCTTATGCCAGTAGACTCCCATGGAGTATAGCCAATTTGATATTGGCCTCTATGCAATTTATAATGATGAGGTTGTGTAAAATTTAATTGTAATGGCGTGTTCGCATTCGTCCAAGTAACAATGTGTCCCAGGCTTTGTAGTGATCTAACTATATTTTGTGCTGCATAGCCAAATCCTGTTGCTGGATTTAATCCAGGTCTTGGTATAGATAATGATATATTCATATTTTTTTTCTGGTTGACTGGCTTGACACCTACTGTCAAGTAATGCTACTATTATAGTTCGTTATCTCTAAAGGAGGAAATGCCAATGGAGAATATCAAACAACGTTTGAGCGATGTTGCTCATAACTGGTCTTATATAGGAATGATAACATTATTCTTATTTACTGTCCAGCCTGGGCCAACAATTACTCAAGCATTGCAGGTGGAAACACCTGTGAAATCTACAGTACAACTAAAGAAAGAAACCTTAGAGAAGTACAGCACTACTGTGTACAAGCCTTCTGAGACGCTAACAGACAGAGAACTAAAAGAACTTCTATCAGCTGTTGGTTTTGAAGGAAAAGCCCTTAAACAGGCTTGGGCTATTGCTAAGTCAGAATCCAATGCAAGGCCTATGGCTTACAATGGTAACAGGAAAACTGGAGACAGTTCCTACGGAATTTTTCAGATCAATATGTTGGGTAACCTCGGCGTAGATCGTAAAGAAAAATTTGAATTAAAGTCAAATATCACATTATTTGATCCAGTAATAAATGCAGAGATAACGTATTATATGACTAAAGGCGGAACCGATTGGTCATCATGGTCTTCCCTGAATGGGGCAAGATACCAGGAGTTCTTAACGGAATTCAAAAATTAGAAGGGTAGGGTTATGAAGATACAGTATGTGTCTAAATACCTACTTCTAGCAGAGAAGGGCCTTGTTCCTAGACTTGAATGTCCAATGGATCAGGGCCCTTTAATGTGCAACGAGACAAACGAAGGTATAATATATCTATACTGCTTATCTTGCAGTTTTAAAAAAGACGTGGGATTGGAATACTATGGAAAACTTAAATCAGCCGTCGATTCTAACTGACGGAGGAACTATTAAAGAAACTGACGCCATGGGGCGGGAAAAGTTTTGGGAAGATTTAGGGAGACCAGATGACGACGGAAAATAAAGAGCAGCCACAGAATTTAGAAGACAACCTGCCTATGGTTAACTATATTATGATGCATAGAATTTATGATCTACTAACATTAATCTCAAATAAGCTAGTTGGGCCAGAAGATACTTCTAAAATGGTTGAATATCATAGCCAAGGTTACTTGCTTGGGCCATCTCCTTCTTACACACCAGGAGATGAAGATGAATCTAAATGAATTTGAAAGCAAAGAAGATCAGTATCAAAATTACTATTCTCAGGTGCTACCAGTTTGTTTAAAATGTAGTTTATTTTCAGAAGTAGATGAAACATGTATTATTGAAGAAAAAAATATAATTGATATTGTAAAATCAGAATTTCCTATGTGTCCAATAGGAGAATGGTGAATAAATTATACATCGACCAAATTGCCTATAAAATGAATCGGGCTAAAAAGAACGGTTACGAAGACACTACAAAATCCTCTGAAGCTTTAAATTGGATGGTTGAGAAGATAGAGTCATATTTAAACAAATGCTTAAATGTAGAAAATGGTAACTGCTATATATCATGGAAACATGATGATTGCAGAGTCTTAATGGAAATACTTTACGATTTAACTAAAGATGAAAAATATACAGAGAAGCCTTGGAAAGCTGACCCAAATAAAAAATTACTTTGGGACTAAAAACAGTTGACTTAAAACATAAGTTATTTTATACTTTATTAGTACGGGTTGTAGCATCCCACAGATTAAGCTCCCCGTATAATGTGTAGCAATACACTAGCAAGGCCCAATTGGATCCGCCTCCGATTGGGTTTTTTGCTATTGATTTTAAAAATTAAATATGTTATTATTAAAGTCTATAGAAAAGGGCGGATATGGGTCAATATCAAAATCCACACTACGATGTAATAATAGCAACTCCAGGAGCCAGTATGGAAAATGCATACGTCCTATCCCTTGTACACACAATAAATAAATTAAACGAGCTTGGAATAACCTGGAAATTTATTTCAAAAATGAACTCTGATGTTTCAATTGCTAGGGAAAATACTATTTTAAACAGCGATAACTTTATTCCAATATCTGAGTTTTCTAGGCCACTTACAGAGAATATTTCATATAATAAAATATTTTTAATAGACTCTGATATATTTTGGGAATCTGAAGATTTTATGGCTTTATATTTATCAGAAAAAGATATTATCTCTGGAGCATATATTCAATCTAATGGAATTAGCACAACGGTTTATGAAAAAGAAAATAAAGTAATGATGTACGAAGATATAAGAAGTAGGAAAGATATTTTTGAAGCGTTTGCATCTGGACTTGGGTTTACCTGCATAAAAAATGGTGTTTTTGAAAAAATACAAAGGCCTTGGTTTTCTCATGTGGAGGAGAAAAAAATGCTACAACCTGGAGAGTATTTTGTAGATTTAGTATCAGAAGATGTTTCTTTTATTAAAAAAGCTAAGATAAGCGGATTTAAATTTCACATAGACCCAAGCGTTAGAGTTGGGCACGTTAAAAAAGTACACCTGTATTGGTAATCTTGCCCCCTCGACACGATTCGAACGTGTGACGCAGGCCTTAGAAGAGCCTCGCTCTATCCTCTGAGCTACGAAGGGTTAATTTTTATTCTCTACCAGATCTTTGATAAGTTCTTATTCTATGACAATTTGCACAAACTACTTCACACTTAGCAATCTCTGCTTTTATTATTTCAATATCTTGAGTATGATTCCTGTAAGCAGAAACACTAAAATCTTTATCATCTGAGATGTGATCTAGATCAAGCATATAGTATGGATATTTTTCTCCACAATCTGTGCAGCCAAAGGATTCTTTATACTCTCTAATATGCTTATCAATAACTCTTCTATAGCTTCTTCTACGAGTATTGTAGTTAACCTTAACGCTTTCGCTTAAATGATAAGCGATGGTGCCTTTAGAGCACCCTAGTATTTCTACTATTTGATTATAAGTTTTGCCCTCAGACCTAAGCCTAATAATATCTTCTTTGTGTCTCATGGTTCGATTATACAAAATGGATCGAATCATGTCAATAGTAACTGGAGCGGATGATGAGAATTGAACTCACCCCTTCTGCTTGGAAGGCAGAGGCACTACCGATATGCAACATCCGCATTGCTGACCCACCAGGCCTCGATCCTGGGACATTCGAATTAACAGTTCGACGCTCTACCATCTGAGCTATGGGTCAATAATTATAAGTATACTAAATAAAGTGCGAAATGAAAAGTGCGTCCGAAAAAAGTGCGGCGGGAAGAGAAGACCCTATTTAATTTTATTAATCCTTCTCATATGAGTCCTAATACGATGACAATTAGAGCATACTATCTCACATTTAGCTATTTCTTCATCTATCTTCTTTTTAGACAATGTGGGAATAAGTTCCATTACATTTGCATGCTTCTTGCCACGGACGTGGTCAAAATCCATGACATAATATGGGAAAAACTTCCCACAGTCTCTACAAGGGGATTTTTCTTTAAGATCTCTGATATATGATGCCAAATAAGCCTTCTGCTTGGCTATAGAGAGCTTTTCAGACTTCATCCTAGGTAATACCTACAAAGGGTCTCATATGGCTTAATTGTAGCAAAGAAAATTTCTTAGCCTATCCCGCCTTTTTAATTTTTAGATTGAGAATACTTTCCAGATTTAATATCTGCATACTCCATACCATGAGCTATGCAAAACCAAACTGATGTGTCTTCTTTTAAATTATATATTGCTATTTGACCACATCTAATACATTTATTCATTTAATGTTCCTTAGTTTATTTATACATTCTACACAGTAATTCTCAAGTACACCTTTATTGTTTAATCTTTCAATATACTTGTCATTATCACAGAAATTACATTTACTATTCATATTAATCCTAGTCGACTACAATATTAGATTTAACAAAATGTTAAAAAATTATTTTTTGCAAGTACATCTCTTTGAACGCATTTTCCACCACATCCAAGTGTGATGTATTGCCATTACACCCATTATTAACCACATGAGTTGCATTTCAGTTATTCCTGAACCAGTAGCTAAAGTTATATTATTATGATCATGCATAGTTTAATTATATCACTTACAAACCTTTTGATGATTCATTAGTGTCATATGGGCAAATCCAGATCTTACTTCTATCTCCCGCCCACATTTATCACATTTCACTAATCGAGTTGATGCCATTGTTTTATTGTATACTCTATCTATATTCTAGTCAACTAAGATATATATGTTATATATTCTTTTACTTACATTTCCAGATTTTTAGATTTTAGGAAAGCCCCCCTACCCCCCATAATTTAAAAACAATTATGTAAGATAGAGAAGCTACACATTTCCGTCATTATGAGTTTCAGTGTAAGCCCCCACAAACCAGCCTTAAGTATAACATGCAAGATTTTGCTAGGTCAAGAGTTTTTAAAAAATATCTTTGCGAAATGCGATCAAGAGAATAATAATTGGACCAAAGATCACTGCCGCTTGAATTAAGTTCATGTATAGATTATATCTTATATTTCAGTCAACTACAATATCAGATTTATGAAAATGTTAATATAGATTTTATTTGTATGATCCAGGGTATTAAAATGTCCGTTTTGTCTATATAGTGCGCCCATATCTAGGCTAATTGTGGCTTAACTCACACACTTTTTTTTCAAATTGTCCGACATGTCCGAATTGCGACTTGATATTTGTCAGTCCCCCCTGCTAAGATTAAAGTATAAAGAAAATTAAATAAAGGTAAATGAGCCTAGCAAATAATCCGAAAGGTGAGCCTAGCAAATAAATTACCTAAGTTTATCTAAAAAGAAAGGAGTTCCAAATGAACTCACTAAATGTATCAGTAGTAGTAGAACCTACTCACCCTATGTCCTCTAGTAACACTAAGGATAAAAATATCTTTCGCCTTGCTAATGGTAACTACATTAGCCGTATGGCTTATGTCTATATGGTAGCCGATAAGGGCTTACTATCTCACCGCTATCTCTCACCTAATGAGAGTAAGTGGGTTATGTCTAATAGAAAGGATAACTAATATGACTAATCGTATATGGGAAAGTCTTAACGACTATCACACCCCCGCCCACTATGTGGCTTGCTCTAATGGTTGCGGTAGGGTTACCGCTTGGACGCTATGCGTAATGTGTGGAGGCGAATACGCTACACACGCCCTAGTCAATGTGAGGTAACTCACACACGACACACCCCCGCTAAGGTTGAAAATGTCATCGCCTTAGTGTAGTCTTACAGACATAACAAAATAACTACTAACGAAAGAAGAACAATAAATGACTATCGAATACTCACTATGGCAAGGCTCTCGCCTACTATCTATAGGCAACACCGCTACATCTATTAAAGATATAGATAAGGTAGTAGCCGAATTAAACAGTAGCGACATTGCTAAAAAAGTAAAGTTTTCCGCTAATGTAATGAAAGTAGAGGTAAAGTAATGATGACTAAATGGGATACTATTCAAGCAGATGTGGCAGATGCTTATCGTCACCTAGATGATGTAGAAGAAATAGAACAAGAAGATGAAGAAGATTTCTTCGGATTTGCTAAGGCTATTGAGATAGACCATCTAACAGATGAACAACTAGATGAAGTCTTTAATATGTTTGGAGATAAATAATAATGATACCTAGCGGATTTGAACTAATTATATCTAATGACTATGGCTTAGAGTTTGATAGTTTCTTCGGGGCTATCTACTTACCTTGGCACACTATTATTATCACCGCCCTAGCACTAATCGCTTATAAGATTTATAAGAGAAAGAAGAATAAGTAATGAATAGATTACTAACTACACTAGTCCAATTAGCCCTACTAGTTTCCGTCGTATCCTTGTGGCGTATGGCGTGGCCAATGCTAAAAGAAGATGTGAGGGAACTCACAAAAGATTTTCGCTAAATAACGGCGTGTCGATTTGACAAAATCGGATCGGCCCGCAAGTACTTGCGGGAGTTATCCACAGCTTTATGAACAGGTGTGGATAACCCTCAAATTTTGAGCGTAAGTTATCCACATGACCTAAATCACAAAAATAGTTTTCCGACACGCCCGAAAAAGGGGTCAAAATGTCAGTGGTCTATGGTAGGATACTAGTATCAAGATTAAATAAGGTTTTAATCGTTAAAAGAAAGGTGGTCTTAAAATGACTACACTAAGTATCCGAGAGATTACTCTCGAAAATGTAAGCGCTGATGAAGCGAATTTAATTGTCTGCGCTTTTTGCTCAGACTACGCAAGCGAAATGTTTTGCGGAAATTGTAATGAATACAAGGGTTTAATGACCCTTGGTGAGTGGTTAGCATACACTCAAGAAAGTTGGGTGATGTAATGTTATCCGAAAAAACTTTTAATAAAATTGTTTGGGAATACCAAAATGGTGGCGTGATTTCTAATCACCCAGAATTAACTACTTATGAGCGCAAGGCTCTGCTAAAATATTTATTCGCTCTACCTACTAAGGAGAAAAACTAAAATGAATTTAGATGAATTTAAAAAACACGTTTTAGCGCAACGTGAAGCAAGCAAGGCTGAAGCCTTGTCGGTGCTATCTGCTAAAATTACTGAAAAGAAAGGGGAAAACCAATGAGAGGTTATTCTATTGTAGATTTATTGGTGGATCAATACTATTCACCAACGTCAATGCGCCGCCGATTTAATGGCGGAATAATTAACTTTGCGGAAAAGCGTGAAAATGTTTATCCGCCTGAAGGTTATGAAGCGTTTTCAATTCGCTATCGCCCAACAGGTTCATTCACTGATGAATGGGCAACAGTTGCGGTCAGAATTTCAGATTACTGAAATTGTGAGGTAATTCACACCGACACAACGGCGTGTCGGCTTGACAAGCCCGCAGAGCTGCGGCGTCGGGCGTGTCGTTACGACATTGTTATAAAAAACCCTGAATTCTGCGGCGTGTCGATTTGACAGACAAATCGGACATTTTGATGTGATTAACAACACACCACTTGAGCGTCTCATTATTTGGAATTACTGGCTAGTAAGTAGAAAAATGTCGGTGCTATCGGCTATAATGGTGCTATAACAACAAACGAAAGAAGGTCTGCCAATGGCTACCAAACTATATACAATCGAAAGCCTACTTGTAGGAAAAACCTATCGCTCAAATACTCGCCACTTTTCAGGTGAGATTATTTCTGCTGAGCACCGCCCAGAAATTTGGTATGGCGAAAATACTGAAGCCTACCTAATCGAAATAAATGCGGGTGGCTTGCGAAATAAATTCGCAACAATCGCAGTAAAGGTTGGTGAATAATAATGGGATACATTGAGATTTTCCGTATGGATAACGAGGGTGCTGGCTGGGTAGATTTATCCGAAGCAACCCCCGATGAGTTATTCACCCTTGAGGTGGGCTTATTAAATGAGGGGATTTTTACTACACCCGAAGCCGAATAAATGTCGGTGGGTGCTGGTATAATTCCATTACAACAAAACGAAAGGAAAACTAAAATGGGAAGAATGAAAGAATTATACACTCAGATTTTAGAGTGTGATACCTGCTACGGAAAAGGCTGGCTATACTACGGAGATGAAGATAATTATGATGTAGAGGCTTGCCAATGTAATCCGCTCAGTTTTTTTCAGGAGAATAAATAAATGGAAATTTTTATCTGCGACAATTGCTCAACACTTGCCACCTTGTCGGTGGTAGGTGATACAATAACTATAAATAAATGTAAATGCCAAACTAACGAAAGGGAAAACCTAAATGACTAACTATAAAATAACTGTTGCTTATGATGAGCAACCTGCTCACGCAACTTTTACCTATGCTGATGAATTACAAGCACACACCGAGTTTGCTAAGTATATTGACTGGGGATTTGCTGATGAATACGCAACTGTAAATCTATACACACCTAGCGGAAAATGCTACACGAAATTATTTTATCGTGAAGGAAGAAGGGTTGTAGTAAAATGATGACACGCAAAGATTATATTGCTACCGCAGAAATTCTAAAGTATGCGAGTAATAAAACTCACCCTGCTGTTTTTTCTAAAATCGTAAATGATTTCGCTGAAATGTTTGCGAAAGATAATGAGCGATTTGATGTAAAACGATTTCACGAAGCGAGTGGTTATGTTATTCCAAAACTCACTACGAGATAAAGTAAAACGCATTCAGGAATTGCGTCGCAGTAATGCGGCGCAACCTGTTCGCAATAAAAAAAAATACACACGCAAAATAAAACATAAAAATAAAATCGATCAATAATTAATTAGAACAGGTGTTCGAAAGCCCGCAGAGCTGCGGAGTCGGGCGTGTCGTTACGGGTGTGATTAAAATCACCCTAGATTCTGAGGCGGGTTGCAGAAAATGTCAGTGCGTCATGGTATTATTCTCTTAAATCGAACGAAAGGTCAACTCATGAACTATGAAAATGATGAATTCTATGACGAATTCTATGCTACAGCCGAGCCCGTAATTATTGCTAATTGTGCGGATTGCCGAGATGAAACTGAATTATTAGACGGGCTAATCTGCTGGACTTGTTCGTTAGAACGGGCAGAAATGAAATTCTTTGACCTCTTTGAAAGAGATGAATTCCGTATGCAGTCCCGTATGGCTGATGCAGAAATGGGTGACCTATAATGTCAGACCTAACCGCTATAATTACCCCTATGAAATTAAAACGTTCTAATGATAGAAAGGTGGCTAACCTTGTCACAAAAAATGGAAAGCAAGCCGCAATTGCTAACACGTTCGGATTACCTGCAGGAAAAGACTATTCATGTCCTGGCGCTACGTCTATCTGCGAAAGTGTTTGCTATGCAGGCAAATTGGAAAAACTCTATAAAGCAGTAAAGGCTAATCTTCTTCATAACTGGGAACTACTACGCAATGCAGATATGGATACAATGTGCTTATTGCTAGACGAAATGATTGTTGACTTTGTCAATGATTGTGATAAGAAGAGTGCTCCTAAGTTATTCCGTATCCACTGGGACGGCGATTTCTTTAACGATACCTACGCATATGCGTGGAAGACTGTTATCTCTAATCATCCCGATGTTCAATTCTGGGTTTATACTCGTGTAAAGTCTGCAGCGCTTATTCTTAAGGATGTATCTAATCTATCACTTTACTATTCCACCGACGATGAAAATAAAGAAATCGGTCACGAGTTAAAAGTAAATGAAGGTATTCGCCTTGCCTATCTAGGAAAGACATTCGCTGTCACTGAAAGTACCATGAAAGAATTAACTGGCAAGCCTGGCGCTAAGTGTCCTGAAAATATGAAATCAATTCCACTAATTAGCAATGCAGGTTCTGCATGTGTGTCATGTGGCTTATGTGTTTATGGTAAAGCAGATATTAGATTTAGCGCAACTAAAAAATAAGGAGAAATAAAATGGAATACTTTAATGCATTAATGGCTACGGTAATGGGCGATGATGATCAAAGAGAAGCTGCAATAAAATATTTAAAAGAAGTGGATCCTGATATTTGGGACCAGGAAGAGTAAAGGGCCCGCAAATACTGCGGGGTTTTCCACAGGCTTACGACTTACTTGTGGATAACCCTGAAATGTGAGAAACTTCACAAAAACTGCGACACGCCGAGGATGGATTAGCAAATGTCGGTGGCTTAGTGTAAAATACCATTATTCCAACAACGAAAGGCAACAAATGAAAATCATCAGCCACTCTCTAAACTTCGTCACCGAACTTGACGAAACAAATCCAACCGCACAACGCTTACTTGCGTTACCTGAAAAAGAACAAATCTTTATGCTAGAAGGAATGCTAAAGTCTATTTTACTTCCTAAGATTACTCCAGTTATTGACGAAGTAAATGCGGGTGGCTCTTGGGCTATTCTAAAGGTGGCAGAATAATGCTATCAACTGCAATAGATTTATTAGACGCAACCAAAAACTCTATCTTTGATGAGGATATAATGGGGCTTGCGGGAGAACTACATACCCGCAGAAATGAACTTAGCGATGAAATCTTTGCTAAGTATCTATATATGTATTCCTCTGCCCTATCTGCAAAAGTAGCCGATAGCATAACTAAGGTATTGCTAACCGAAAAAGAAATGTCAGACCTATGCGCTACAATAGACGAAATGGAAAACCTATCCGAAACTATCCTAGAGGAGAACGAATAATGGGAAGCAATATGGCATATGACTTGGCTAGTAATGACCTACTAGACTTGGACTTGGAAACACAAATTCAAATCCACTTGACTAGTAATCACTATCCACCCGTTCCAGTATCTATGGTCGAACCTTGTATAGATGCTATTGACGCATACTATGATGAGGACTATCATAGATTAATTAAACTGCCCGAAGGCGTATTTTGGAGAGGCCAAGATTCTTGCCCCGCCTCTGCTATCGTAGATGGACACCACCTACACGCTTGGCTTCCCGAAGCTTACTAACGGGATCAAAACCAGGAGTGTGAGGCAACTCACACCCCTGGAATCTCAAATAATAAGATTGGGGTAGATAAATGTCAGACCCCTTTGCTATAATAATCACCTAAACGAAAGGAAACAAAATGGCAACACTAGAAATCGGACAAACGATTACAACTGCTAAGTCAGGCGTAGTCGGAGTTATCAAGGCAGTAGATAACCACCCTAGCGGAGTGGCGAGAGTGCTACTTGATGTAAATGGCTCAGAGCGTTGGACTTCAGTAGAAGTCTAACAAACTAAACGAAACAGGGACAGTTTAGAGAGTGTTCTAGTCCAATGTCGTAAGTAAGAACTCTCCACCTTCGGGTGAAATGTCAGACCCCTATGTTATACTAAACAACCAACCAAACGAAAGGAAA